TAAACGGCGACAAACCGGCTGACACTAAACTGGGGACCGGCCAATGGTTTCTTGCACTGTCTTTTTTCGGGGGCGGGGTGGGACTTGCGGGCCGGTCGGATCGGCGGCGAGACGACGGGGCCGGTCGATCAACGGGCGGGGGCGGTCCAGCAGCGGGCCACCCCCGTTTTTTTTGTTGGCATGTTTCTTGCCTTTGTGCCAAGATTCATCACCGGTCGCCTTTGACCGGCCAACAGCCAATGGAGAAACGGCATGTTTGATTTAGTACCTACCGAAGAAAACACCGGAATCGTTCGCAAAGGCGATACCATCACTTATCAGCACAACGACGTTCGCGACCTGTCGCTCTATGACGATATGTGCAAGATCCGGAAAATTCCGATTGATGCCATTGTGCCCTTGGGCCAGTCCGAGATCGACGACGTGCAATTCGAAGAGCCGGAGCGGATGCCGGGATTTGTGGCACTCTTTAATGAGGCCACCGGGGAAGTCATGCCGACCTGTCCGGTCAATGAAGATTACAAGCTGGAGCCGCACGACATTGTTTTTCATAAACAGGCGCTGCAGCTACAGGATTCGGATCTGCCGATTAATAACGTGACTGTGATTGATCGTCTGTTTGAAAACGGTTTGAAAGCCCACCGCACGGTTGTCTTCAACGATCTGCAGTCAGAGATATCCGGCGTGAAGGATCTGGTTCGCTGCCGGTTCGATATCTTCAACAGCGTCAACAAAAGCTGGGCCTTTCAGGTGTTTTCGGGTGCCTATCGTGACCTGTGCCGGAATACTTTGGTTTTCGGCGGTGAGAAAGCTTATCACCAAAAGAAGAAGCACACGGTGAATCTGGACACTGCCGCGATGACATCGAAGGCGATCAAGGGTCTTTCGTTCTGGGATACGTCGCGGGACGTTATGAAGAAATGGAACAACAGCCCGCTGTCGGTCCAAGCCTTTAGCGACATGTTGTCGGAGACGATCTGCAAGAAAACAGACAAGGCGGCAGAAACCGGCAAGACCTCGGCGGTCAATACAAAGCGCCTGAATTACCTTTTGTATCGTTTCGATGAAGAGCGGAACGAATTGGGCCGGACGCTTTGGGCCGCATATAACGCACTGACCCACTGGTCAACGCACACCAGTGAAACCTATGTGTTGGAAGACGGGAAAGAACGCACGACATCAACGAAAGGCGCAAAGGCCCATCAAGTTGAGCGGCAACGCGAAGCCATGATCCGGGAATTGACCGAATCCGACCTGTGGGCGACGTTTGAGAAAAAGCCTGAATTAGTTGGGGGAAGCCTGTGACCGTATTGGTGACCCTGTACCGCACTGTGGGAATGGTCCTGTGGTGCCTTTTGATGATCCTTTTGATCATCGCCATCTGGTAAAACATGAAAGGAAAACCAGACATGAGTAAAACAAGCCTCTTTAAGAATGACGCCATCCTTGATGCAGTTGTGAAGCTTGGAAACGAGATCGAAAAGCACGTGATCGCTACCCTTGGCGATTCCTTGCGGGCATCGATCCGGGAAGAGATCATTTCCGAGATCCGGGGAAAGCTGTTTGCGGATACGGTGGAAAATAGTGCCCCGCTGCCGGAATCGGACCCGCAGCCGATGACTGACTTGCACGGTGAGCCGGTAACCAGTGCGCCGGTAAAGAAGCATCGCCGCATTCCTGCCGAGTATTGGAAGACCTACCAGCGGCCACTGTCCGAGAAGCACCACGCGATGATCACTGTTTTACGCGGTGCCAAATGGCTCACCACCAGCCAGATTGCGAAGAGTGTTGACCTTAAGGCGACGACGGTCCAGCAGTATCTCTATGATCTGCAGGATCACGGCCTCCCGGTACAGTCACGCAAGACTAACTGGCGTTATGGCCGCAATGGTAAACGGGGCCATCGCAAGATGTACCGGCTTGCAGCCAGCCAGTAGATCTGGCATAAACTTAGGGGCGGGCCGCTGTTGGCCCGCTCTAACAGTCTGAAACAGGAGAAAACAGACAGATGACTATTCAATCATTCAAACAAGCCCTTGAACAATCCGGCGTCGTAAAAGAAAAGATCCATTCGATTGAGTGGAGCGTGTCCAACCTTTACAGCGCCATCGTGCGTCTTGACGAGCAGCATCTGCAGATACTGGCGGATGACTTCCCGGAGATCTTGAACGCTTGCCGGATCTTTGGCGCGTATCAACCGGGGGATAACACCTTTGAAAATGTGAAAGCCTCGAAGAAGTAGCCAACCCGTTTCCTCCCACCGGTCCGTCTTTCCCATATTATTCGGATCGGCACTTGGCCCGCTTGGATTAGTCCGGCGGGCCTTTTTTTATGCGCGTGTCGGTTTAATCCCGGCGGGCTGATATCTTTGGATAAATCCGGAATGCCATTGTTCGGGGGAAGCTATACCACCTCAACCCGGCGTCTATCTTTCAGATTTAACGGCATGGCAAATGCTATACACGGGCGGGCGGGCGCGGCTGTTGCGTCCGGCGGGATTGGTGGCGGTTCAAGCTGTTCACTGTTTTGTCAGGGGAAGATCAGGACAGGATCGCCGAGAAAAAATTGGGATTCCCGCACGGGCGCGCATGGGCCACGGGGGGTACCGGTATATGTGCTAGTAATCCCCAGCGTAATTTTCTTTTTTTGAAGTTTTCTGTACGGGAATAAAACAGTGCGCCAGATAACGAAAAGGGGCACCCCAAAAAACAGTGCCCCAGTATACTCTTATGTGTGGATATAGTTATTCCCCGGCGGGTAATACCCTTACTATACAGTCGAATTTCGAAACTGTCAAGCCATAAAATTTTTTTTATTGACAAAATTAACCCATATACCCATAATATAGGGCGTAGGTTCGCTTCACACATTAGCACACCTTCCCACCATCACTGTTTTTACACAAAAAAGGCGTGGCTACTGTGAGGCATCGACCTACATCCTCCTAAATGTGGTAGTTTTGATGAATCTTCTCCCTCAACAACAGAAGAAAGAGCGTGAACTTACGCCTCAACAGCAGAAATTCCTTGACATACTGTTTGAAAACGGCGGTCAAGTCACTGCTGCAGCCGTAGATGCGGGATATTCCCGTGGATCTGCCGGTTGGTTACGTAAACATTTAGCCGATGAGATCGTAGAACGCACAAAAGACATACTTTCGATGAATGCACTCAAGGCAGCTAACCGTCTTGTAGCTACAATCGACAACCCCGCCCCCGAACGCGGTGATGATCTACGTCTCAAAGCTGCTGAATCACTACTTAACAGGGTAGGTGCAAAGGCTCCGGACCAAATAAACCACAATGTCACTGCTGTCCACGGCGTCGTACTGCTTCCGCCAAAGAATGAAGTCATAATTGATGGCTGAAGAGACTAAACGGAAGCGCGGAAGACCCAAAAAAGACCCCAATGCGCCAAAAGCCACATATCAACTCTCTACGCGGGAACGTGCGCGACGTGCGGCGCAGAAGCGTATTAATTCGGCCAAAAAAAGAGCCGCAAAGACAACTAAACAAGCGGAAGACAAGCGAAGATATGCGCGAGAACTTGAAAAAACAGTGGGAAAGGTTGAAAAAGCTCTTTCCGGTGATGAATCTGCCACAATCGATCTTGGGGATCTGGATGCTCTTCCGGATGCAATCAGTGACCTTGTCGGAGAAAGTGAAGTCGTTTTTCAGCCGAATGACGGACCGCAAACTGAGTTCCTTAGTGCGGGAGAACGGGACGTACTTTACGGAGGCGCTGCAGGTGGCGGAAAAAGCTTTGCACTTCTTGCTGATCCGCTACGTTTTTGTCACAATCCTAATCATCGTGGCCTTCTTCTTCGTCGTACACTGGATGAACTAACCGAACTCATCGATAAGTCCCGCCAGCTATACACAAAAGCTTTTCCGGGTGCAAAGTTCAGAGAGTCAAAGTCTACGTGGGTGTTTCCATCCGGCGCAACGATCTGGTTCACGTACCTTGACAGAGATAAGGATGTAACCCGCTTTCAGGGTCAGGCGTTCAACTGGATAGGTATCGATGAGATAACGCAATACCCCACACCGTACGTTTGGGATTACCTTCGTTCTCGTCTCCGCTCCACTGATCCCGAACTTCAAAAACATTTGTACATGCGCTGCACTGCCAACCCCGGAGGTGTCGGGGGCTGGTGGGTAAAGAAGATGTACATAGATGATGTCGAGCCAAATAAACCCTTCGCTGCGTTTGACATCGACACAATGACTCCATTCCTGTGGCCTGACGGTCACGAGAAAGCAGGTCAACCGCTGTTCTACCGCAAGTTTGTACCGGCACGGTTGACCGACAATCCCTACCTGCTTGCAGACGGCCAGTACGAGGCGATGCTCAGGTCGCTCCCAGAAGTCGAGCGGAAGAGACTTCTTGAAGGGGATTGGGACGTGGCGGAGGGAGCGGCCTTCCCCGAATTTTCACGAAGTAGACACGTAGTGGAACCGTTTGAGCTTCCGACTAACTGGCCTCGCATTCGTGCAGCAGACTATGGGTACGCGGCTCCGTCCTGTGTTCTGTGGGGTGCAATCGACTGGGATAATAATATCTGGGTATACAGAGAATTATACGAAAAGCACTTGACAGCAGAGGAACTGGCGGATAAAATATTAGAAGCGGAACAGTTAGACCCGTTACCCCACTACACTGTTTTGGATTCCTCATGTTGGAACAAGACAGGATTTGGTCCTTCTATCGCAGAAGTAATGATGCGTCAAGGAGTGCGCTGGACGCCTTCGGACCGAAACAGAATTCAAGGAAAGATGGAAGTTCATCGTCGGCTGGCAAAAGAGCCATACAGCGGTGAACCCCGTCTGCGTATCTTTTCTTCGTGCAGTAACATCATTAAACAGCTTGCGGGTATTCCTCTCTCCAAAACAAACAGTGAGGATGTAGATACAAAGGCTGAAGACCATGCCTACGACGCTCTTCGCTACATGATGATGACACGCATGAGCGGATACGCATCTATACACCAACAGCTTGGCGCAATCAAGAATCAAGTCTACCAAGTTCAAGACGCCACCTTCGGATACTAAATGGCCACCACACCCCCCAAAAAAGAAGCGGGACCACGCGGTCTAAGAGAAGCAGTAAACCTGACACAAGAGGACTTTAACACAAAGGCTCAGTCAGGTCAAATTACTGTGCGTGAAGCTCTGTCTCATGTGGCTAACAGTGTCAAGGATAAAAAAGGAAAAGGCAAGGACAATTACAACAACACCCTCAATCTGATTTCGAATCTTATAGATGAGGGCGTTGACGTTGACCAGCCTTACATGGCTCTTTACGAAGGTAAGGAGTTCAACGAAGCACTTGATCCTATTACAAGTAAAGCCGGTATAAATCGCTGGAAGCAGTGGGGCTGGTTCGAAGATAGATTCATCGCACAGACAAAGGTGGCGCGAGTAAATCTTGTTCCGAATAAACTTGCCGGTGCTGGAGGAATAGCACAGACGCTCCACGATCTTGTCGGCGTCCAGTCTCGTAACACTGATCCGATGAGAGGTACAATTTTCTCTACAGATCTAGATGCTCTGTATGATGAGGCTCTTGGAGTCGGTGCCTACGAGGTGTATGATCCTAGAAAAGATGCAATGGTCCTCGTGGAGATGGACATAGAAGCTCGTGATTATCTTTACTACGAGAAATACACGGGACAGCGTGTGGCGTCCAACATCGGTGAAGACGGCCTCAAAATTGGTGATATTACTTTTGGTGAGCGCGACGGCGTGATGATCGCAGAAGTGCGCGGCGTTAAAAAGGCCAACAAAGTTAGGCCAGAAGTAACATACACCGGAGAGTTCGCAGAGTTTCTTTACTCTAAAGTCCAACAAGCTAAAGAACGTGTGGAGAAAGACTCTCCCGGACAAAACCCTGCAACAAAGAACATCTTCAATACTACGACCACAAAAGTCAGTAAGTTGTGGAACGACAGATTAAAAAACCCTCTTGAAGAACGCTTTCGGGATCAGCTTCCTGAAAAAGCGGGTGGCAATCACAAATCGATTCGTAAGATATTGGCTCGTCAGCTTCTTCGTGAATACAATTTTCCACGCGATGCAGTAAAAGCTTGGATGGGTCACGCTGGTGTTGGTGTAGATAATGCCGGTGACATTTTGGAAGAGAACTATACGGGTGCCCTTCCTGACAAGCGTATTGGTCCGATTACCAACTCACTGATTCACAAAGACGCCATGAATGGAAATCATTCTACCGTCAACGCTCTCTTTGTAAACAGGGGAGTCACTGCACCTCGTATCACTGAAGGTCAAGTCGTATACAACACGCCGAGTCAAATTTCTTCTCTCGACGGCCCCGCTCCCAAAACAGTAAATCCGAAGCCTACAAAAGAACAGCGGCAGACAATTAAGCTGGAAGAGAAAAAGAAACAGACTCAGCTTGAAATAGATATTGGACGCCTTGAGGAGCAAAGGGAAACTGAAGCTGCACAACGCGCGGCCCGACCCGTTGAAATAGACGAGGAAGCTATACGGAGGCGACAACGCCAACTCGCTGAAGCCAGTGCTATTCGAGCGGATGAACGGGCTATTATAGCTGCAGAGAAAGAACTTGTCGAGAATCCACCACTGTCTGAGGCACCTTCTACGGGGCTGAAAGGAAAGCTGGCTAAATACGGTCTTGCGGGTGCAATCTCCGGCATCTCTACAGGCGCAAAAGCTGCACCGGGACCACTGGGTGATCTGGCAGGTGCGCTGATCGACAAGGCGCTTTTAGAAGAAGACGAAGTTGACCCCTACGATGTCGCCGCCGAAAGGGGAATGCAAGCTACTGCAGACCTCTTTGGTATTGAGCGTGAAGAGGGAGAGCGCGGCGTTATCCCTGCCATTGGCGGAGTGGCGGCGGTAGCCGCTGAGACAATGCTTCCGGGCGTAGTGTCTGAAGAACGTGAAAGCGTAGTTACAGATCAAGAAGCACGGGATCGTATGATCGCACAAGTGGCAAAAGGTAGGCCCGGTGCGAGGCGGCTTGCAACAGCCGCAGAAGCTAGACTAGCTGGCAAACCCTAACGGAGGAAATCATGCCAAACAATAACTACAACTACGGCGAAGGATACATCAACGCCGCTTGCACTACATCTGTCGATGATCAGATGGGTGCGGATCAGCTTTACCGCGAAGGTCTTGAGTTTGACACTCGCGCAAAAACTGACGTTCTGACCGAAGACATGCCGAAGAAGCAGACAAAGACAACTGTCGATGCGGCTGTTATGCGCCTTGCAGAAGAGCGCGATTACTAAGGAAAACTCATGGCTGACAATTTTCTAGAGCCAGACGAGGAAGCCTCTGTACCCATTGTGAACCCGGAAGAAAAGATGCCGGGTCTTGCGGGTCACATTCGCTCTAAGTTTGAAGATGCAGAGAATGGACGGTACACGTACGAACAGCGGTGGCTGCAAGCGTATAAGAACTTCCGTGGCATCTACGACTCGACAACACAGTACAGAGACTCTGAAAGGTCAAAGGTCTTCATCAAGATTACGAAGACCAAAGTCCTTGCGGCTTATGGACAAATTGTAGACATTCTCTTTGCCAACAAGAAGTTTCCTATCGTGGTTGAATCCACGCCTGTGCCGGAAGGTATCGAAGAGTTCGCCCACATGCGTACTCCTGTCGATGATCTTCCCGGCCAAACTGATCCGTACGGATTTCCGGGAGACGGTAGAGAGATCGGCCCCGGCGGACTTTCCGCATCCCAGCCGCACTCTCTCGGTACGTACGGAAAAGAGCTTGGAGACATGGTTCTTCCCGGCAAAGCTAAAGTTGGGGAGCCTCAGTTCGAACCTGCGGCGGAACAAGCCCGTCGCATGGAGAAGGTAATCCATGATCAGCTACTGGATACTAACGCAGTCAATGTCTTTAGGAAAGCTATTTTTGAATCTGCTCTCCTTGGGACCGGTGTTGTAAAGGGACCGTTTAACTTTTACAAGCGTATCCACAAGTGGGAAAAAGACGAAATGGGGGAGCGCACCTACACTCCCTACGAAAAGACTGTCCCTCGCATTGAAACAGTATCTGTTTGGGACTTTCATCCCGATCCGTCTGCCACCTCTATCGAAGACTGTGAGTACGTAATTGAACGTCACCGCATGAACAGGCAACAGCTTCGTTCCCTTATCATGCGGCCTCACTTCGACGCAGAAGCCATCCAAAACGCCATAGCCAAAGGTCCAAACTACGAGGACAAGTATTACGAAGATACTATCCGTGAGGACGAAACTGAGGCGTATTACCAAGAGAATCGGTTTGAGGTTCTTGAATATTGGGGCGTTCTAGACGCCAAGTTCGCCTATGAAGTAGGTCTGCAAGAAGCTGAAGACATGTCGGAGTTCGACCAGCTTCAAGTAAACGTCTGGGTGTGTGGCAACGAGGTTCTTCGGTGCGTAGTCAATCCGTTCACTCCCGCACGTATTCCTTACGCAGCGTTTCCGTTCGAAATCAACCCATATCAAATCTGGGGTGTTGGTGTCGCAGAAAACATGGAAGACGCCCAGATGCTGATGAACGGTCACGTTCGTATGGCAATCGACAATCTCGCTCTTGCTGGCAACCTTGTCTTTGACGTAGATGAAGCTTCTCTTGTCCCCGGACAGAATATGGATATCTTCCCCGGTAAGATCTTCCGTCGTCAGTCGGGTGTAACGGGCACGGCAATCAATGGCCTTAAGTTCCCGAACACTGCCCCTGAAAACATTCAGATGTATCAGATCAGCCGACAGCTTGCAGACGAAGAGACAGGCATCCCGTCTATCATGCACGGCCAGACGGGCGTAACCGGCACCGGACGCACAGCAGCAGGGCTGTCTATGTTGATGGGCAGTGCGGGACTGTCCATGAAGACAGTCATTAAAAACATCGACGACTACCTCTTGAAGACAATCGGTGAAGCGTACTTCCAGTGGAATATGCAGTTCAACGAAAATGTAGAAGATGTCGAGGGCGATCTTGAAATCAAGCCTCGCGGTGTAGCTGCAGTGATGCAGAAAGAAGTACGCACACAGCGCCTCACCTCACTGCTCCAGACAGTATCTAACCCGATGCTGGCACCGTTTATCAAGCTTCCGAACCTCATGCGGGAGTTGGCTATCTCACAGGATATTGATCCGGATAGTCTCGTCAACGACGTAAACGAGGCACAAGTATACGCACAGATGCTGCAAGGGATGATGGCTAATGCTCAACAAGGAACAGGCGAGGAAGCTGGCTCCGCTCCTCAACAACAAGGAATGGCCCCTAATGGAGGAGTACCTAGTGGACCTCCGGGAGTCGATGATTCGGGCCGTGGTAACGGCACAATCGGAGTCGGAACTGCGCCAAACGCAGGGGAAGCTGGCTTTACTGGAAATGCTGGCACAACTGAAGACGAACTATGAGCGAGTAGTTAAAGTCGATGGCAATTCGTAACCCACAAATAACCGAACGTACTGCAGATACCCGTGAAGGGATAGAGATGCTCAAGGACGCAATCGGACGAACTAGCGACGATCTTCGTCGTATTGTGGGTGAGGAATACGATAGTTACACTCAGACTCAAAAAGAACTTGCTGAAGAAGTATTCTCGCAGCGAAACATGTTCTTCAACCCAGATGGAACAGCCCGCGCTATGGTCGGGTCGGAGCCTAACAGATACGCAGGTAAAACGTTTGACGATGCACTCCTTGGAAAAGTAATTCGCGAAGCTGCCCCTCTGTATAAAACGCCCGATACGATGGGTGAGGGTCTTGTCAATCGCGAATATCAAGAACAAACACAGCGCGATAAATACATGGAGATTCAGCCCGCTCCTCCGACTTATTATGAAAGACGTAAAGAGGAAGAAGAAAAGAAACTGCCGTCTGAGGTGGACGACTTTTCCGGTTACGCGGAAGGCATGAATCGGATTGAGACTGAACTTGATCCTGAGTCCCCGAACTTTCGTCAGAAGCTGGCAGAAGGCGGAGAAGCCGAAAATCCAGCCATTAACTTCTTTACGTCTCAGCGCACTTACACTCCCGAAGAGTATCAAGGATACGTCAATTTTTACGGCGGCAGTTTGGGGACGGGCGTTGATGTCACGACAGTCGCAGAAGATGAGGACGAAGACGAAGACACTACCCCTACTGTTCTGTCTGATCAAGCCCTTCGTCCAGTCGGTGATGAAGAGGCCATAGTCTCTGCCACACAGTACGCTTTAGGCCAGCAGGGACGACGTTCTGCGTTTGATGTTCGTTCGTACAGCTACGGTGACGGATCTAGCGATTTTGACTTAAATATAAAAGATTTCGCGAAAGCGGGCACACAAGACCTTTCAGATAGCTTTGTAAAGGACTATATGAAGGCTACAAAAGGACCGGGCATTCAAGCCGATGTAAAGAAAGAGGGTGCGATTGCCCCTATATCCGCCGGGATGGGTCCAGTTCTTGCCACAGCCGCTGGCACCTTCATGGGGAAGCAGGTAGAAGCTCCCTTTGGAAAAGAGACTACTCTTCGTCCCGCTGGCTTGGCTGGTTTCGCCCTTGACGCGGCGCTTCACTTTCACACAAAGAATGCAGCCGCTGTAAATCTTGTCGGCGGTAAAGCTGGCTCACTGATGACTGTCAACAATATGATGGTTAGTCGCGCACCCGGTGATTACAGGTATACTGGCAACCTCGGCAATCTGTCCCAGCAGCAGATGCTCGGTATTGAAGCGACAAAAGAAGGCTTCATCTCCGGCACCCTCAAGGACGAGTACGACAACAATACAAATACGTGGTCGAAGACCGGCATGAAGGGTCTGATGGATGCGGATGCCGCCTTTAGAGTGGGCGGCAACGTCTCTGAGACGGGTTACTTTATCGGCACATTTGGCGGTGGTGCCAAGCTGACAGGTGCTGCAGGAACAAAGAACGAGCAGTTCGCTGCAGCCTACGACGCCGCAAGATCAAAGTACGGTGTTACAGAGGCACAGTTCGTATCCGCACTTCAAGAGGCGCAAGCCAAGACAGGCGCTTTTGGCACTGTCAGCGGGAAGCATAGAGACGCTACATACCTTTCTGATGCTCTTACTCGTATGCAGCGCGAGAATGCTATGTCTGGTAAGACTATCGCGCAGCAGACTGCAGCCGAAACTCCTCAAAGCGAAGCTGCCGCAAAGGCCGGTCCTCAAGATAGCGGCGATGACAGCGGCGATTACTACTCGGCGGCTCAAGCCGAAGCGGATATCATGGAAAGCTTTGGCGGCTCCGAGGACGCGGCGGATTACTCTTTTGACTTTGGGTTCCGAAAAGGTGGTCGCGTCGGCCTACAGCAGGGCGGGCAAGCTATGGCCACACCCGTTGGCTTTGTTGAAGGTCCACCGTCAAAATTCAACGATGATCAGAAGGTAGCTGACGACAAGAATATGCAGGTCGAGGAAGGCACCTTTGTCATCAACGCTGCCGCTGTAGAAGAAGCTGGCAGTCAAGACATCAAGAAGATGATACTTGAGGCATACGCTGCAGCCCGTGAACAGGGCGTCTTTAAGGTAGATCGCCCGGTGTACGAGAAAGCAGTGGATGTGGCGGTATCTCGTGGCGAGGTAATCGTACCGCCCCAACTGGCCCGAATCATTGGTTACGACCGTCTCCGTAAGATCAACAATCGCGGTAAAAAAGAAACACAAGAACGTATCGAAGAGAGCGGCCAGCAGCCTACGGGGGCAGCAATCGGTGGATTCCTGAGTAAATTGTTTGGTCTTGGAGAGGAAGATCCCCAGCCTAAAATCGCTGGAACTCCTTCCGAAGATCAGGGTTTTGTTGAGCGCCCACAAGATCCACCCGCCGGTCCTATTCAGGCTGCACAGCCCTCTACTCCGCTCCCTGCACCTTCTGAGTACGAAGAGACAGTACGCAGCGCCCTTCAAGTAGCCGAGGATAACAAGAAGACAGGCTACGTTCCCACGAATGCGAGTGGTGTAACTATTGGTCGAGGATTCGATATTGGCCAGCACTCCATCACTGATTTGGAACGTATGGGCCTTAGTTCAGAAATGCTGGCAAAGCTTACTCCGTATGTCGGCAAAAAGAATGAACAAGGTCGTTTCGTTCCTAAAGTGGGGGCCAAAGCCCGCGCAGCGTTGAAGAAAGATCCGCTGACTATCGAAGATCAAAAGACTCTTGAAGACTTGAACTTGACTGTCCAACGAAAGAAGCACGAAGAGTTCGAGGCATTTCTTAAAAGCTACAACATTCCTTCCCCGAACAATCCCGTAGACAAGGCGATTATGTTCACTGAATATTACGTCGGCAATTTCAAGACTAAGCCGGGTAAAGGTAAGGAAGGTTCTTTCCGTAACAAGGATAAGAGCAGACACGTAACTATTAGACACAGTTTCTTAAAAGGCTTTCAGGGCGGTGACGCATACGACGCTCTTTACGACGGCATCATTAAGCCTCTTCGAGGCAAGTCGTCCGATAAAGCCAGACAGACACGTAACCGTGCTGATCGCATGATTAGCTGGTACGCAGAAAACAAAGATTTTCCCTCGGTAACCGAGCCTATGGTTTATCCATCGCTTCCAAAACCGGAAAAACCTGAACGGCCTTTAGGGGTGTTACCGAAACCAAAACCCAAAAGGGATTCGTCGGCTACCCGTTAATACGGCCCCGACACAACCGGAGCGGCTACCCACAGCCAAGTGGCCCCGCAAGTGAGGTAATAAAATGGCAAAACGAGTGAAAGGCCACCGTGCCAACAAGCCGAACGACTCATTCGGCACAGTCAACAATGACACTCTGTATCGTGGAAAGTACCGCGACGAAGTCTACAACGAAGACGACGATGAAGCGGAAGAAGCTGTAGAGGCACAACAAGCGGACCCCGAAGAGGCCACTCCGCAGGAAAGCACCAGCTTCGTAGAACAAAAACAAGAAACCGACCACGACTACAAAAAACGGTATGATGACTTGAAAAAGCATTATGATGCCAAGATTTCTGAATTCAAACAGGAGATCGAAGGTCTTAAAAACGGAGCATCCGGCCAGACGGCACAACTGCCGCAGGGCATGTCTCCGCCCCGGACCCTAGAGGAGCTTGAAGAATTTAGGCGGCGGTATCCTGAAGTGTTCGAAGTAGTCCAGACTGTTTCGTCGCTGCAGACCGAGGCGCAGGTTTCTGAACTTCGTGAAGAGTTGGGAACTATAAAGGAACGAGAAAAAGAACTTGAGAAGCAGAGTGCCTATCAAGAACTTCTCAACTTCCACCCTGATTTTGATACCATCAAACAGGATGAAAAGTTTCTGGCTTGGCTTGAAGATCAGCCTTCGTCAATCGCTGACGGCATCTACAAAAACAATACGGATGCAAAGTTGGCAGCACGGGTCATCGACCTATACAAGGCCGATGCTGGCCTAAAAAAGAAACCTTCTAAGAAATCATCATCTGCCGCAGAGGCAGTGACTCGGCCCGCAGCGCGGGAAGTCTCCTCCGCCAAGGGTGATGGACGAATCTGGAAGGCATCAGAAATCGGCAAGATGAAGCCGTGGGAATTCGAGAAGATGGAAGCAGAACTCGATGCCGCACGGGCAGAAGGCCGAATCGACTACAACAACTAACCTTAAACCTCAAATAGGAAGGAAAGATCAATGGCTTTTGATCGCGCTGCAGGTCACAACAACCTGCCTTCCGGTAACTTTACGCCGGAAATCTTCAGCCAAAAGGTTCTCAAATTCTTCCGTCGCGCTTCGGTTGCAGAAGATATTACGAATACCGACTACGCTGGCGAAATCGAGAACTTTGGCGACACCGTTCGCATCATCAAGGAACCAACCATCACGGTTTCTTCGTATGCGCGTGGTTCAGTAGTAAACCCGCAGGACTTGGCTGACGATCAGACAACTATGGTTGTCGATCAGGCCAATGCTTTTGCATTCAAGATTGACGACATCGAAGAGCGTCAGTCTCACGTTAACTTCGAGGCACTTGCCACCTCTTCGGGTGCGTACTCCTTGAAGCGTAACTACGACGCCAACATCCTGACTGCTATGGCAGCAGGTGCGGGTCTGACCGGCGAGTCCGGTGCCGCTACTGCTCAGATTTCCGACATCGGTACTTTGGGTACGGCTCTCGACATCGGTGGTGCAACCACTCCGGGCGACACTGCAGTCAACACCATGCTGGTGATGGCTCAAGCCCTCGACGACCAGTCTGTTCCGGAAGAGAACCGCTGGTTCGTTGCTCCTCCGGCTTTCTACAAGCACCTGTTCTCGGCTGGTGCGAAGTTCGCAGAAGTTCAGGTAACTGGCGATGCGACTTCCCCGCTGCGTAACGGCCTTGTGTCGCTGGGTAACATCGCTGGCTTCCAGTGCTACAAGTCTACTGCCCTCGTCTCGAACGGCGGTACTGACCAAGTAACGCTGTCGGGCCTCGCTACGGACGGGACTGAGAACCTGCTTCTTGCCGGTCACATGTCCTCAACGGCTACTGCTTCGCACATCGCGAAGACCGAAGTTGTCCGTTCGACTGAAACCTTCTCTGACATCGTTCGTGGTCTGCACGTTTTCGGTCGCAAAGTTCTGCGTCCGGAGGCAATGGTTCGCGGCGTTGTTAGCCTCGACTAGAATAGGGAGATTCACTAATGGCTTTTACTATTAATGGCGGCGGCGCAACCGGTTACGGTGCAAACGGCCCAAACGTCAAGGTAGCTAACGTGGTTATCGACCTGACTGACGATGATTTCAGCGCACTGGCTGCGACTGACACCATCGAAGCGATTGAAGTACCGGCTGGCACCATCGTGCTGTCCGCTGGTTACGAGATCATCACTGCCGGTACTGGCACTGGTACTCTGTCGCTCGGCGATGGCGGTAGCGTAGCCCGCTACGTAGCTGCCGTTGTCCAGACCGCTGCTGGCCAGAAGGCTGCACTCGCGACTAACGTGCCACACCTGTACACTGCTGCAGACACCATCGACCTCAAGAGTGCCGTCGCTGTGTGTAACTCAAAGGTACGTGTATGGGCCATCATGGCCGACTGCAACGGTACGTCGGATGACATGACTGTCTCATTCACAGAGACTGCCTAACCAACTTGTCAGGGGGGCCACGTGCCCCCTTGACACTTCTTTGTTTATATGATAAGAACACATACCCCCGCCGGGGTAAACTACCCTAGAGGAGAGTGCAATGCCCGGAATGTACAAAAAACCTATGCCAAAGGCTGCTGCGGCAAAAAAGAAAATGATGTACGGCGGAAAAGCCATGCCTAAGAAAAAAATGATGGCTTACGGCGGAAAAACAAAAAAGAAGAAATAGTACGATGCCACGTAAAGCCGATAAAATGCCAGCCCGGAATAAAAAGAATTTCCGCCCTACCAGTAAAGGTGCCGGTATGACCGAGGCTGGAGTCAAGGCTTATCGTCGCAAGAACCCCGGTTCTAAACTCAAGACTGCAGTGACTGGCAAAGTAAAGCCCGGAAGTAAAGATGCGAAGCGTCGTAAGTCGTTCTGTGCCCGCTCTGCCGGTCAAATGAAAAAGTTTCCGAAAGCTGCAAAAGATCCGAACAGCCGTCTGAGACAGGCACGAAAGAGGTGGAAATGTTAGGCGCACTGATTGGCCCTATCTCGCAACTTGCGGGTACGTGGCTCGAAGGAAAGGTCGAAAAGACCAAAGCTGAAACCGGTGCCAAGGTTGCCAAGGCGAAAGCCGAAGCAGTCATCATGGAAAAGAAAGCTACCGGCGAAATAGACTGGGACTTAGAGGCTATCAAGGGCAGTCAATCTTCGTGGAAAGATGAGTGGCTCGTCATTCTATTTTCAGTGCCACTGATTCTTGCGTTCATACCGGGTATGGAAGGAGTGGTAGCTAATGGATTCGCACAACTCGACGCCATGCCTGAATGGTATCAGTACAGTCTCGGAGTCATCGTTGCGGCTTCTTTTGGCGTACGTTCAGCTACAAAATTCTTTGGAAAGAAATGATGGCTACAAAAGTAAAGGGTGCCTTCTTGGCAAAGAAAAGACTTCGTCGTCCCGGACGGCACAAAAAGAACCTCAACAAGAGAGATAAACCGAAGGCGTACTATGGCTGAGATGACTTTTGAAAGAATTGCACAGTGGAAGTTACTGCCTCGCTTCATGATGCTGATAATGACTCTGATGTCGTGGCGTTGTGCAGAGTGGTTTATGAACTTGGACGCCCCAACAGCTTCACAGTCCGCCTTTGTGAGCGTTGTGATGGGTGCTATGACCGGTGCGTTTGGCATCTGGATGGGCGGAGAGAATAAAAAATGAAATACAACACATCACATTTTCTAGATAAACTGATTGCACATGAGGGCATGGTCCTCACCATATACCAAGACACCCTCGGCATCGACACCATTGGAATTGGGCGAAATTTGAAAGACCGAGGAATCAGTAAAGAAGAACTCGATTACATGGACATCCCGTCGATGGCTATCGTGTACGAACACGGTATCACGGAAGCGGATGCACGTTATCTTGCCATGAACGACATCAAGATTGTAGAGGACGAACTGTGCCGGATGCACCCGTGCGTCGAAGAGTTGGATGCGGTACGTCAGCTAATCCTGATGGACATGGCCTTCAATATGGGTGTGCCACGCCTCTGTAAATTCAAGAAGATGTGGGGTGCGATCCACGACCACAAGTTCGACATCGCGTCGATTGAGATGCTCGATTCCCGTTGGGCGAAACAGGTGGGTTCGAGAGCGGTCAAACTCTCGGACGCAATGAAGAAGGGAGAGTTCTAATGAGTTCAAGAGGTCGCATGGCTGACGAAAGTGCCGAAAAGTCCGGAGGCATTAACTTTCGGCGCGAAATAGAGAGATCTTATGAGACTCTCCCCAAACGCCTACGCCAGTACAAAGAAGATAAAAATAAAGGGATTGAACAGCCCGGAAGACCCTCAAAGAAGGCTATGGAGCTTATTCGCAGCGGTAAGCCAGTAGTGTTTACGTGATGCCCCTGACCAGTAAGGGAAAAGACATCATGCAGTCAATGAAACGTACTTACGGGGGTAAGAAGGGTGAACAGGTCTTCTACGCGACAGCCAACGCCGGAAAGATTAAAGGCGTCGAGGAAACACAAGAACTCAAGAAGGGCGGCAGGGCTAGAAAAGCTGGCAAACCGTCGAAGCCTAAAGCGAAGGGCAAGAGTCGAGTTAATGAGGCTGGCAACTACACTAAGCCCGGAATGAGAAAACGCATCTTTAACCGCATCAAAGCTGGCGGCAAGGGCGGACGCCCCGGACAGTGGTCGGCCCGTAAGGCTCAGATGCTGGCTCAAGCCTATAAGAAAGCAGGGGGCGGATACCGCGACTAACTATGCAGCACGTCTTTCTCCTGTTTGTCTTTCTTGGCATAGGAGAGGACAAGCGTCAAGTCAGTAAAGATATGTACTTTCGAGACTTGAACGATTGCGTGTGGTACGCGCAGACTTTACATAAACAGGGAAAACAGGTGACGGCATACTGCCTCCCTAAGCTAATCAATGAAAGCACAGGGATAAAGGTGTACTGATGTTAGCCGAGCTTGCCGCAGCCAATTCAGCCTTTCAAATCATCAAGAGCGCCGTCCAAAATGGCAGGGATATCGCTTCTGCTGGACAGGCAATCGCACAATTTGTCGGCGCAAAAGAAGACCTACAGAAGAAAGTCCAGAAGAAGGGTGGCGGTAGTGATCTAGAAGAATTTCTTGCCCTAGAAGAACTCCGTTCCCGTGAAGAAGAGCTAAAGACTTTCATGATCTATGCTGGTCGTCCCGGACTGTGGGGTGATTGGCAAAAGTTCCAAGCGAAAGCTAGAGTGGCACGAAGAGAAGCCGAAGAGGCAGCGGCCTTGAAGCGTAAGAAAATAATTGAGATTACAATAATCACTGTTTTCTTCATTCTTGGACTGGCCATCATGGGGGCGTTCATAGCTCTGCTGATGCACCACAATAACAGACTGTAGTTTTTTCTTGTAAACTCTGGATAACTGTGTTATAATAAAGTTATTTACGGAGAGTTGCATGGACCGCATGGTAATCGAAGCCCTCAAGCACAAGTACGAAGCCCAGAAGGCAAGTGTGATAGAAACATTCAAGACCTCCGACATTATGGAGGATATCGAAGACGCACTGAACACGTGGTACAAAGCAGACCGTCAGTTGATGACCATAAATCATATAGAGTGGGAAATCGAGTACGATGCCGATGAAGAAGAGCCAACGCTCTTTGAAAGCTTGGACTAAACAGAAGTGGCGGACCAAAAGTGGGAAGCCGTCCACACAGGGTCCAAAAGCTACCGGGGAAAGATATCTACCGGAAAAAGCTATCAAGGCGCTATCATCCAAGGAGTACGCTGCAACGACTCGCGCGAAGCGTAAGGCAACGAAGGCTGGGAAGCAGGTTGCCAAGCAGCCGAAGAAGATAGCGAAGAAGACACGGGCGTACAGGAAAGTCTAATGTCAATCACGTCATACCCTAATGTTATGACCTTTGCAGATGGTGTTGGCTCCTTTCCATACTTCTTGCAGGTTTCTCGCGGTCTTATTGACGGCCACAAGCGCATATTCAAGTTTGGTCACAATCCTGAAATTCAAGACGTAGAAGAAACCATTTGGGATGGTGGCGGGATATACACTTACCCATCCAGTGCTGTGGCTATGACAGTGACTAGCGGCGCAGGTGCTACGGATAACGGTGTGCAGGTAAATGTGGGCGGTCTTGACGGGGATTACAACGAAGTCAACGAGACTGTCACACTGGCTGGTAGTGGTACGGCCACAACAACCCAAACATTCCTGCGGGTTAATCGCTGTTTCATAGCGGGGTCTACTGCTCCCACTGATGACGTGACTGTAGCCAATGGTGGCACTACTTACGCACAGATTACCAACGGTGAAAATCAAACCTTGATGACAGTGTGGACTGTACCCGCTGGATATACGGCATATCTAATGGCACTAGACGCTACTGCGTTTACAGAACAGAATAACAAGGTCGCTACGTTGCGCTATATTACACGGGAACTTAACGGCGTG